AAGCTAAGTTAGATATTAGTTATTCTGGCTTTGCCGGAAAGTACGCACGAATTAGTAGAGGAACGTCAAATATAGATTTTGATTTAGATGCTGGTGGCGTTTGTATGAAATCTACTGTAAAGACATTCCATATAGGTACATGCGACTCGCAACCCTTAAGACTTTTAACTAATAACTCAACTAGAGTTTGTATAACTGAAACAGGTAATGTTGGTATAGGAGCTACATCACCGGGTGAAAAATTAACTGTTAACGGTAATATATCAGCTACAGGTAATATATCTTCTGGAGTTTTTCATTCATGTAATACAGGAGGTACAGATACAACTATTGCTACGTTTGAAAATACTACCTCTACATCAGCTGATAATGATGCTAATATTAAGATTATATCTACAGGTACTGGTGAATCGACTATTCAATTTATAAACTCAAGTAATGCTCATACAGGCGGGTTTCAAATTGGGCATGGAGATGCATTTAGTGAAAGTTTATTCTTTCTCAATAAACATGATAATCGTACAGATATGGTTATTAACCAATCTGGAAATGTTGGTATAGGACTTACATCACCTGGCGAAAAATTAACTGTATCAGGTAATATATCAGCTAGTGGGGGTTTATCAGCTGCTAATGTATATTCAGGAGGCTTAGCAGTTTGTACTTCAGTACCGGCTCCATCGACTCCCACATTACAACAAGTTACAACTCAAGGTAGTACTACTACAGTTAGTTTATCGGTAGCAGCGCTTTCAGCTAGTGGTAAAATTATTGGAGGGTCAAGTATTAATTCAGCCAACGGCACTAATGCCGCGGTGTTAGGTGGTTTTAATAACAGGGCTAATGGTTCTAGGTCAGTTATTGGCGGTGGTCATAATAATATAGCCAAAGGTACTTATGCTTTTATTGGTGGTGGTAACGGTAATTGCACTTCTAACCACCCTTACGGTGCTGTAGTTGCAGGAGGGATGTATAATAGTGCTACTTATTATTCAGCTGCTGTTCTTGGTGGTACCAGTAATATTGCCTCTGGTGCTCAATCAATCGTAGGAGGTGGTACTTCAAATTATGCTACCGGTACTAGAAGCGTTGCTGTTGGTGGTAGATATAGTAGAGGTATTGGTTATGAAAGCTTTGTTGGTGGTGGTTACAATAATCATGCATGTGGAAATCTTTCTTCAATAGTTGGTGGTTCTATGAATAGGACTTCTGGTAATTGTAGTTCTATTTTAGGTGGTTCTGGTAATTGTATTAATACTGGTCATAATTGTTCTTTTATTATCGGTACCGGTATAACATCTAATGCTTCATGCACAACTTTTGTTAATAATTTAAGTTCAAAAGGTATAGTAAATGGTAATTCAATAACTTCTGAAGAAGGTTTTAAATTAGGTAGCTGTTCCATTATTAGTTGTAATGCTTCATTCTCACCATCGTTATCAGATAACGGTAAAACGTTATTATTAGACACTAGTAGTGGCACTATTAACGTCACATTTACTCCTAAAATATCCGGATATTCGGTAAGATATATTAAAGAAGCAGGAGCATCACCAGTTGTATTTAGCACTGGCACGGGTTTAAGCGGGTTATATAGTTATCAAGATAGAAATCAGATGAGTATTATATATGCTCAAGCAGATATTTTTTATAAGAATGAAACTATTGCATTTTTAGGAGGTAATTTACAATGATAGGAAGAACATTAGGACCACCACCGTTATCAACAACTAACCTTGCTAATTTTTATTATACAAGGCCATCAGAGTTTTTAGACTTAGCAGTTATACCGGAACCTGGTGTAACAGAAATGTTTACATTCTTAGTTGCAGTTTTACAGGACCCCGATGCTAGTAAATTTCCAGGTCAAATTATGGGTCCCCCGACTTTATCTGCTGTTAATTATGTTGCTATACATTGTGATGTCACCAATAGCGGACATTTTACAGTTGATTGGGGAGATGGTAACCCGGCTGTAATGAAACATCATTCTGATTTTTCTTCTGATGTAAATGGATACTCTATAAACTCACACGGAAGTGTATCGAGAGTAGCATCTCACAATGGTGAATCTAATGTTTTGCTTTATCAATCTAGCGGAGGCAGAGATGGAATTAAAAATAATAATGTAGATGTACTTAGCGGAAATAATTACACCCTTACCTTTGACTATTATGCTGATGCCTCGTTTAGCGGTGTTTGGGGTGTTGAATATGCATATGCGAATAGAATTAGTATTGCTAGTAATTTTCCTACTATTGCGACAGGTGCATGGACTTCAGTCTCTTTAACTATACCAGCAACTCGACCATCAACTAGTTCTTTAGAGCAGATTTGGATACGACCTCAAGCTGATGCAAATAGTGTTTATGCTAACATCGCGACAGGCGATCAAATCGGATTTAAAAATATAAAATTAGTATTAGACAATAGTGGCTTAGGGGAAGTCTTAAGTGAAGATACTAATCACTACCACATTTATAATTATGATGACTTACCAGCATCAAGTGAATTTAGAGGTTATAGGCAAGTAGTTTTATCAGCTTACCCTTCTGCTAGTAATAATAAATTTGAAACGATTCAGACAGATATCGACGGGCCATTCACCCCCGGTTTTACAAGTGAAACTACAAGAAATGGTTCTAATCTTTTAGATATAGCAATGAGCAGTGGTAACGCTACAAATTTTGATATCGGTGGTAATTCTAGACCTCATAAAATGTGCGAAAAAGTTGCTTTATATAATACACCAAGTAATAAACTAATTACAGCTCAAAACGGAATATATTCAGGTATGAACACATTGCAAGAAATAGTAAACGTACCTTATATGCATGTTGATACCACTGAAAGCCATCAAGAAGTATTTAGACATTGTAATAAATTAAGATATTTACCTGATGATTTTGCTGATCCTGATAGGTACTGGTTTTGGAATTCAAGCAGTATGTATTTGGCTTTTGAAAGCTGCTTTAAGTTAGAATATTTACCTGAGGGATTATTTACTGGTAGAGGTACTATAACTGAATTAGCCAATGTAACAGATTATAGATATATGTTTAGATATTGCTATTACTTATGTTATATACCCGAACTACCAGTTAGAACATCTGGTAGCCCCATTAGGGTAAACCGTATGTTTTTTGATTGCCATTATTTAAAAAGGTTACCTAAAAATTTAAGAGCTAATAATGTGACAAGTGCTTCAACTGATGGAATTGTACAAATGTTTTACAATACTTTGAGACTTTCAGATTTTGTTGATTGGGATTTAACAGATATGGATTCATCTGCTAAACAACCACAATCTATGGATTGTAGAGGTTATATGTATCAGAGCGGTAGAGATGTTAATCAAATAGTTCCTTGGATTGGGGTATATTTGGATGATATAAATAATGTGCCTGACATTGGTAGTAATAACATCGGCCCATGGAGATGCCGAACAGGTCCGCAATTTTTTGCCCCAGAATATTATGCAAGAGGTTATATCAATTATGAAAACGTAGATGATGCACAAGATCTCATGAATGGCAATTATTGTATAAAAGAATACCCAATACTAAAATTTAGTCCTAATGCATTAACTCATACTAACGCATGCTTTAGAATGATGTACGGTAATAGAAGTTTGAAATCTGTAACATTTTCTGGTTTTGCAGTTAATGAAACTTTCGGCAACGGTGAGTATTATCAAATGTTTTATCAATGTTATATGCTAAGTAAAATAATCGGTATGCCTTTTAATGCTGCTAACGATAGTGGTGATTATTCTAGCACGTTTAGTAACGCTTATAATATAGCTCATTTTGAATTCCCAGGATTATCATCTGATGAAACAGGTTTTAGTCAAAATGTAAGTTTAAGATACTGTCCATTAGATTTACCTAATATAGAAAACATATTTAGATATTTAAAAACAGGTTCATTTACCATAACGTTAACAAATAACAATTTTGCTGATGCTATACCAGCAGAAGTTGAAGCTATTGCAACTGATAAAGGCTGGACTGTAACACATTAATTTATATATATTGTCATGAGCACAGAAACTATTAGTCCAAGCACTTTTGAAGGTTTTTATATGAAGGATGGTCCTAGTCTTAGGACAGGAAGAATAATGCTTTTCCATGCTAAAAAAGCAATAAAATTTCCAGATGGTAATTCTCTACTTAGAGCTAACTATGAATCGTATTCATACCCAGTCAGCGGTTGGACTTGGTTTGATAGTTTATCTGATGCATGTAATAGTTACGGTCTGGATATTGAAAAATATGAAGAAGAGATTTACGGACCATATTATACAATTTTAACTGGTAAAGAGCCAGGAGAAGAAATAATAGTGTAAAAATGTTAACTATTTGATAAATAATAATATGAGTTTAAACCTTATAGTAGAAACACCTGCCCCTAAAGAGGAATTCGAGTATATTGTCGAAGAAGGTAATTCTAAAGACAAACAAAATTTCTTTATTAAAGGTCCATATATGATGGCTGAAGGGGTTAATCGTAATAAACGAATATATCCATTAGATGAAATGGTTCGTGAAACAAAACGCTATGAAAATCTAATGGTTAAGACCGGTAGAGCAATGGGTGAATTAAATCACCCTACTACAGCTGATGTAGATTTAGAAAGAGCCTGCCACTTAGTTACTGAAATGTCTCAGGATGGTAATGTATTTTACGGTAAAAGTAAAGTATTATCAACACCAACAGGTTTAATCGTTAGGAGTCTTATTAATGATGGTGTGAGAGTTGGTATGAGTTCAAGAGCTCTTGGTCAACTTATACCAGAATCAGGCTCAGATGGTATTAATAGGGTTAAAGATTTTAAATTAGTAGCTATTGATTGTGTAGCTGATCCATCTTTTCCAAAAGCTTTTGTTAATGGTATCTTAGAAAGTAAGCAATACGTTGTAAATAAATACGGACAATTCGAAGAAATGTATGATAACTTTGAAAATAATATTTCTAGAATGCCTTTAAAAAATAAAGACGATTTTCTGAAAGATAACATTATTAAATTCCTAAGAAGCTTATAAATAATATATATAATGAAGGAAGATATCAAAAAATTAATAAAAAATGTTATGGAGAGAGATTACTCTAAAGCGAGTAAGGAACTATCTTCTATTATAGACAAGAAAATTCAACAAAAGATCTTAAATAATAATATAAATATATTCTAATCATGGACATTAAACAAATTTTATCTGAAGCTACAAATGGTGCACTTAATGAAGAAGTATTAAGTGAAATTGAAAACGTTTTTGAAAGTAAAGTAACTGAAAAGGCTCAACTACATGTTGAAAGTGCTTTAATTGAACAAGACGAGTTATATACTGAAAAATTAAACGAATTAGTTGAAAAGATCGATAGTGATCATTCAAAAAAGTTAAAGCAAGTAGTAGAAGCTATCGATAGTGATAGAGCTAATAAATTAAAGATGGTAGTTGAAAAATATGAAGGTTCTTTAAACGGAGAAGCGGAAGGATTTCAAAGCCAGTTAGTTGAAAGTATTTCAGATTATCTAGATGTATATTTAGAAGAGAAAATCCCAGCAGAAAGTGTTCAAGAAGCAGTTAAGAATACAAAAGCTATTAAAATTTTAGAAGGCCTAAGAAGTCATCTAGCAGTCGATAGTGCTTTAGAAAAAGAAAGCATTAAAGAAGCAGTGATGGATGGTCATAATCAAATAAATGAAGCTTCGAAAAAGCTTGAGTCAGTTGTTGCAGAAAAGGCAGTTATACAAGAAGAGTTAGAATCAGTTAAAGCTGGTTTAGTTCTTGAACAAAAAACTGCTGGTCTTGATAAAAAAGCACAAAAATATATCAGAAAGGTTTTAAATGGTAAATCAGCAGAATTTATCAATGAAAACTTTGATTATACATTTAAACTTTTTCAAAAGAAAGAAGACAACAGACTCGATATGCTGAAGGAAGAAGCTTTAACTACGAGAGATAACATCGATAGAGTTGTTTACGAAGACACAAAACAAGAAGTTGTTAGTGAAGGCGTAAGCAGCCCTTATATGGATGAGTTATCTAAGTATTAAGTTTTTCTAATAAATAGGCATTCCTGAGTTTCCTGGTTTTTTAAACCTTGGGGTCGATATAAAAGGGAAATAAATCTATGAATCAATCAATAAGACCTACACAGGCTTACATCGATGAATCAAGAGCTGCTCAACTTCTTGAAAAGTGGGCTCCAGTATTGGATTACACATCAAAAAGTGTTGCAGCAATTGAAGATAGTCACACTCGCTTAAACACTGCTATGCTATTGGAAAACCAAGAAGCATGGTGCCTACAAGAAAATGGTCCAAACTACACACCTCAAGGTGGTACAGGTATCCAATCTTCTTTGGCTGGCGATGGTGGAGCGTTAGGTAATAACTTCCAAACTGGCGGCCGGTCTGAAACTGGTACCCCCGGTACAGATAGTTATGCACAAGGTGACTTCCGTCTTCCAAAAATCTTGATTCCGATGATTAGACGTACTTTCCCCGAGTTAATTACAAATGAAATCGTTGGTGTACAACCAATGGCTGGTCCAGTTGGTCTTGCATTTGCTCTTCGTTATCGCTACAGTGGTGAAACACTTGGTAACGGTGTAGATGGTAATTCCGCAACTGCCAGAACTCCTACCCATCAGAACACAATCATTTCTGCAGTCTCTGGAAAAGAAGCTGGTTACCAAGAATTGGCAACTGCTTATACCGGTACTTCTGCTAGCTACCTTTCAGGTAACGCAGATTTCGCACTGAATGATAATGATAATGGTGTTGCTGCTATTCTTAAGAACTTTGAAATTACAGGTAATATACCTACAATGGAAGTTTCTTTCGAAAAGACTGCAGTTGAAGCTGGTACACGTCGTCTAGGCGCACGTTGGTCAGTTGAACTTGAACAGGATCTTAAGAACATGAATGGTATCGATATCGATACTGAATTAACAAACGCTATGTCGTATGAAATTCAGGCCGAAATCGACCGTGAAATGCTTATCAGAATGATTCAAGTTGCATTGAATGCAGGTAAGGGTAATGGTTACTCAGTATGGAGCCCTGCTTCAGCTGATGGCCGTTGGTTAGTAGAACGTAACCGCGACTTCTATCAAAGACTAATCGTAGAAGCTAACAGAATCGCTGTGAGAAATCGCCGTGGAGCTGCTAACTTCATCGTTGCTACACCACGTACTTGCGCTATCCTTGAAATGCTCCCTGAATTCCAGTGGGTACCTGTTCAAGGTAATGTAAATACACAACCAGTTGGTGTTGCTAAGATTGGTAATCTTGGTGGACGTTTCAATGTATACAGAGACACACGTACTGAAGGTCAACATCTGGGTAATGATTTATCCGGTAACGTCAGTACTGCAGTTGAATATGCATTGCTTGGTTATAAGGGTCCAGAGTTTTACGACACTGGTATCATCTACTGCCCATACATCCCAGTTATGGTTCAACGTACTATTGGTCCTAATGACTTCGCTCCTCGCGTAGGCTTGCTTACACGTTACGGTGTTGTCGATAATATCTTTGGTGCGAATCTATACTACCACGTTATCATTATGCAAGGACTCGGGAATGCGTTTACACCTGGAACAAATTCAGTGTACTTCGCATAAACAAGTATTTGTTTTATTACACACTGAGACCTGGTTCATACGAGCCAGGTCTCTTTTATTGTTTAGTTATTAAACGAAACATAATAGGCATAATATAATAAACAAAATACTAAGCCCCATATAATATATACATCCATTTTATTGCTTCGAGGTTTTAATATGAACTGCTTCAGGATCGATTAGATTAGCAGCATATTTTTTGATAAGATCTTTGCTTGAAGCTCTTACAGGGTTAATATCAATACCACCTCTCCGAGCATATAAACACATTACTAATAGTTCTGAAGGGTCAAAAGCATCTTTTAATCTCTTATAAAAACACTCACATATTTCTTCATGAAAATGACACTCATCTCTATAGGATACAACATAATTCTTAATACTATGAGCATCAATAGCAGTCTTTGATTTAATATAAATGAATACATCACCCCAGTCAGGTTGTGAAGTTACACGGCAATTACTCTTTAATAAACCAGAATAAAACTTCTGCTCTAAATCTCTTTCACGAATAACGCCTTCTAATAAACTAGGATCTTCTGTATATTGAGTATATACAAAATCTTCATGATCATCTAGTAAATCAACATTATGGTAATCATCGATTTCCCATTCCATATTAGGACTATCAAATTTCTTATTAACACGATCACCATCTTGGAATTTAACTTGAACATCAGTCTGTAATAATCTACTTAGATCTTTACTTGCAGTATTTTCAAATGCATTAATAGCTTTATCTTTATCAGCGGCCATTTTAGTCATATTAAAGGAATTAAAGTATAGCTTAATACTTTTACTTTCAACAATATATTTACTACTACAAGAGTATACACACTTTACAACACCAGTCACAGGTCGTCCATTATCTAAAAGGAATGAACATTCATATGCATTCCATGTATCAGAACCAACAAAAGGTAGATCATCATCAAATATATTTAAATATACTCGATTATTACTACGAGGTTCTCTTACAAGCAATCCAGAATCATACGCACTCTTATATTGAGACGTTTGACCTAAATGCTTACTAATTCTGCTATTATCTAATTCTTTATTTGCCATAGTTATCAAATGTATTATATATTGTATTCATACGAGTATCCACATCTCCTTTTAACCTTACAACATTTATTTTGTAATGATTGATAGCCTCTTCAAATAGATCTATCATTTTATTTCTAAATTCTATATTAGTACTTCTTTGCCCATCTTCTACTAACGGTATATCAGGCTCAGTATAAAATATAATATCATACTTTTTAATCAATTTCTCAAATAGATAACTAGCTTGCAACGTTATAGCCTCAGGTACCTTATTTGTATAATATTGATATGTACTATACATAAACCCGTCTAATATACATCTATCTAAAATTACATTTTTATTTCTATAAATCAAATAATTATGTAAATGACTATTTAAAATAGCTAACTGAGTAAACTCATCACCATCTTCATTATGATTTAAGTCATACTGTTTCATTAATCTTCTAGTAATCTGCGGTACAAAATCAAACTTACGAAATCTTTCATCTGTTTGCATTTTATTAAGTAACGTCGATTTACCAGTACTTTGAGCTCCTGTAAATGTAATTATCATCTGTTTATTATTTTTTTAAAGTTATGTACATTATATTGAATATCTTCTAATTGAGTATCTGTTACTTCATGATCAATTAAATCTGCTAATTTTATTGATGGCTTTTCATTTAATCCTAGATTACCAGTATATCTAAGTTCCTTAATACCTGCTACTACTGGATTAGATGTATCTGCAGATCGAATACTTGAATCATCTTTATAATTTTTAAATTCTTTAGCTAAAGAACACCCTAATAAATGATGCGGCTTATAATAATTCCATATACCATCCTCTTTTAATTGACTAATTAATCTACGACGACCATCGCACCATCTTTCTAGCTTCGTTTTACCTTTACCGGTAACAATATAATAACTAAAATCGAAGCTAATAGCAATATAATCAGCGTTTTCAGACATATAATTATAACAATCAACGATTTCATCGTAAGTTTTACCTTGAATTGCTCCTATTTTTAAACCAGGCAAATCAGGGTATTTATTTACAAAATCGTGATAACTCTTTATCGTAGCATAACCATCTTCAAGTACATCAGGTACAATATAATAAGAGGGTTTTAACTCTTTTGCATATTTAGCAAACTTATCTGAATCAAAAGATTCACCTAATTCAAAAATACTATTATCTAATAATACTTCTCTACCCTTTGTAACGCTATCTTTAAAAAATTGATAATAATCAGGATGCGTTTCAAATAGATGTACTAATGCATAGTCATAGTCGTTATAATTTACTGACTTATCTAATATGCTTATCGGACTTTCATGTGATACTAACATATATATATTATACGAACGAAACTACTAAAATCAAGTAAATATTATATATGGCTAAATTAACTCCAGATTTAGATAAATTTACAAAAAATTTAAATAAAACCGTACCGTCAATAACCGGTGGTCTCTCAGATAAAGTTAGAAAAGCTAATACTACTTCTGCTATTGACGGTGTAAAAAACGAAATTTGCGATAAAATTGAAGGTGTAGTTAATTTAGCTTCTGGAATAATTTCCGGTGCTATCGGCGTCTTTAATGATGCGAAAGCTATATTAACTGGAGAAAATAATTTATCTGATGCAATAGGGGGAGCAGTTGATAGTTTTTTCGAAGATGCGAAAGATAAAATAAATGACGTTACGGAAAGTATTAATAATGCATTTGATAAACTTAAAAATGGGGAATTAAATTTAGCAAAAGCTGCAGAAGACCAAATTAATAAATTAGAAAAAGAATTAACAGAAAAATTTGAATCAGTTAAAATAGCTGCAGCTGGGTTTAAAGATACTTTAACAGATGTGAAGGAAATTACTAATAATACAGTTAAAGATATATTAAATGCTCCTTCTGCTTTGGCAAACTATAAAGGTGGTTTATGCAGTAAAGCAGAAAAAGATCTAGTGGATACAGCAGTAGCTCAAAAATCGGTTACTGATTTAACTTCTATACAAGATACAGCAATTGAAAAAAGTAATAAATTGGTAGATTTTGATATTAAAAATATTGATTTAATTACTCAAACTGGTATCGAAAAAATAGAAACTATACCAGGGTTTGAAAAAGAAGAATATGAATTATTAGAAAATGTTAAGCAGCTAAAAGATATAGGCGTTGATCAAACAGAATTAAATAAATTTTATAAAGAAAATAAAACATGGGGTGATGCAACTCCTCTAACTGGTGAAGATAGATTTGTGGATGTTATAGACCCAGATACAGGTGATGTAATTGGTATCGAAGACCGAGTAAACCGAGTAATACGACCTGTTAACTATAGCTAGCATTGTAATACGCAGTAATTAATTTAAATATATATATAAAATATGAAAGAATATAATAGCATTTACTTAGGTATAGTAATACAAAATAATGACCCAGAAAAAAGGGGTAGGGTAAAAGTTTTTGTTCCCCATATTTCAGGAACAGTGTATAATAAATGGATTGAGGAAAAAACTGATAAAGAATTTAAATTTATTGGTTTTAATATCGATTCCGACTTAACTCCTATTTTAAATGATTTAAAGTTAATTTTACCTTGGGCAGATACCGCAGCTCCACTTACTAGTGAAAACACTACTGCAAGATTTAATAATTTTAATTTCCATGGTAGTATATCTGACAGTAATTACTTGACTAATTTCTTAGAAGCTTCATCTACCGCACCTGGTCAAGCATATGAAAAAATAAATTTAAGATTAAATGATGCCTTTAATGGTGATAAATCTCAAGTAAATTCAACTAATCCATATTCTTATATGTATAGACCTAATATATATTCGAATAAAGCAAAAGGCTCATTTGGTATACCTAATGTTGGTTCGCATGTATATGTATTCTTCAGAGACGGTAATCCTTTATTTCCAGTTTTAATAGGTGCAAGTTTTGGTAAGAGTGATTGGATGGGTATATATGATAGTCAAACTGATTACCCAGGAAAATATGAAAACTATGACCCTTCATTTACAGAAGAAGATGTTAATGTTAATAACTATAGAAACAAATACGTTTTAAATCAAAAAGGTGGAGTTTTTGAAATAGTAAATTCTGATTTAAATGAAAAAATTAAACTAACTCATTATAGTGGTTCTTTTAAAGAGTTTAATAATCAAACTAATATTGAATTAGCAACTAAAAATGATCAAAAATTAGTTTTAAATGATCAATATAATACAATTCAAGGTAATAAAAATGAATATACGGGTAAAAATCTTGACACTATTGTTACTAGGGATAATTACAGAAAAGTTGGTAACCTAAATAAAGAGTATTTTACTAAATGGAAAGAAAAAGTTACTGTTGTACAAGATAACAAACAACTTTTTGAAAGAAGAAGAGCTTTAAATAATGATGTAAAAGACGCTGATGGTAATATAATAATAAAAAGAAATAGTTTAAATCAAAATAGAAGCGGAACTTTTGATCCATTTGTTGTAACCGATGGAAGAACTAATTATGAAGCTTTAGATAATATAGATAATAAACCAGGTAAAGGTTATAACCTTATAACTAATAGCGGTGGGGATGGTCCTTCAGGTATAAATGATAAGAAAGCTGATGCTGTTACTACTAATAAAGCTCCAGAGGCTAGTAGATGGCCTTCTGAAAGTGGTAAATCATTTGTAAACTTCTTCTTTC